AGCAATATTGAGAGTTTTGTTAGGTAAACCACCTTTTGTGATGCGGTTGAAGAACTCCAGATCAAATGGAATCTTTTCCTCGGTCTGATGATAGAATTCGTACCTTTCTTCGTAGTCTTGTAGGTAATCATGTCCTATATGATTATCAAAACTCACTGCTAATGCATCAGAAAGTATACTAGGTATTGCACCCGTAGCTCTCTTCTCATCATTACCTTCTGCTATCTTAATTGACTCCATAAGTGCAAGGTAAATAGCACGTTCCTTACACCATTTTTCAGTTGTATCTAATATCCAATCATACTCTGATTTCTCATCATCAATATCTCTGATATATTGTATGGTTTGTCTATGTTGTTCGTCTGATATATTTCCAAGTTGACCAACTTCAATCTCTAATGCTTCTTTTGTAGGTAAAGCACTGTAGTCTGTAAAATATTTATTAATTACATTGTATAAGTTCTTCTCTAGGAGATCAGAAAAATACTCTGCCTTGATAAAAGGCATAGCTTTTCTAACATACTCCTCATCAAGGAGAAGATTTTTAATTACTAGGTTTTCTACCTTGCTCATTTGGTTTTAAAACTATAGGCACTGTAACAGTCATTCTTGGATCTGTCAACTCATTCCTAGGAGAAGCAGTTTCCAAGTAAGATGGATAGATTAAAATATCACCTGCATTTATATACAATCCTGCATCCCATATCCATTCTGGAACACCAACAGGATCAAAAGATTGAACTATTTGTCTTATAGGATGAAAGAATGAATCAGACTTCTTACATTCATTTAGATAATGAACCATTGTATAATGACTTGGTAAGAAATCCCCCTTGTCTACACTCTCTCCTTTCTCTAAACATTTAAAAACAAATGCTTGCAGAGAAAATGAATGAGTTTCATTGATACCAAGATCAATCATGAATTCATTTAGAACATCAACGTAAGGTAATGTTAAGTCATGACCTATATCATCATATCCCATAATTAATGGAGATATTTCTTTGAATTTACATTCATCATATTCTTTAGTCCAGTGCGTTAAGAACATATCATTGTCAGAAATATGATACTTACGAACTGTTGTTGGAAATAAATCTATTTTCATGATCCATACTTAAATTCTTGACCTGCTGCCCAGTCAAGTTTTTCCATAATTTCTTCAGTGAAATATTTCTCTGGTTCTTTAAGAATTGCAGAGGGATATACACTAGTTTCTCCTATAACTACACGATTTCCTTTACGTTCAAATACTCCATACTTTTCTCCTAGTTCTAAGAGACCATAATACTTATCAAGTCCTCTAGAATCATAGTATAAACGTGTTTCTACTTGTGAATTTTCTTTTGTTAAACGAGACTTTGCTGCCTTAGCTTTGACAATATTTCCGATGACATCTTTACCGTCTTTTTCTTTCTTCTTTGAGAGGTAAACGATCGTACTAGCAGCGTACTTAAGACCACTACCACCGCCCATCTCTTTGGTTGGGACGTAAGCACCGACAACATCGTAGGTGTGATTTGTAACAAGTAGTGGGACATTCGCTTTACCTAGTTTTAATGTAAGAATTCTAAAAATTGCTTTAACAACTTGTGCTCTAGTCATGTCACGAGTGTCTTTACCCTCGGCACTGTCTGCTAGTTCTTTAGATGTTGAAAGCATTCCCAAAGAGTCTAACACAAACATCATAGGTTTGCGATCTTTTATGTCTAATTTAAGATATTTGTCTAATATTTGTAGTGCTTGAGTCCGAAACTCTTGTACTGTAGTAACAGGAACTAAGATCATACGTGAACCATCTATGCCACGTTCATCAATCATATCTTTAGTGATAGCAGCTTCTGATTCAAAGTAAACTACACCTGCATCAGGGTTCTCTGCAAGATAATTTTGTACAACACCCATAGCAAAGAATGTTTTACCTGTACCACTTTCACCTGCTAGTGCAGTAATCTTATTAGAGGGTACACCTCCATAGATTGAACCACTAACAAGAGCATTAAAAATATATGATCCCGTATCAACAAATGATTCAATGTCACCTACGCCACCTTCAGATAGAAGACCTGCGTATTCATTGTCAATCTCTTTGACAATTCCTTTTAAAAATGATGAAGTCATGCAAATAAAAATTCAAGGTTAGATACTTTCTCTGTCTCCCATCCTATCACATTTGTGATGATTCGTAAAGGGTCGAGAAATGCTTTTTTAAATTGGGCATCACGATCTATCTGCCCTTCCACTCCCAGTTCACGAGGGAATGTATTAAGGAAAGAGATTACGTTTTCATTACTGATTTTGTTTGGTCGTCTAAGATAGATATACTTTATTTTTTCACCCTCTTGAACTAACGGATACTTGTACTGGAGTTTGTTCTTTGCGATATAAAAATTATAAAGCAAAGTTCCACGAACATGTAGAGGGGTGCCCTTTGTATACACGGTTCCTGACGCTTTAAATTTGCGTAGTCCATTGACTGATCTAGGAAATGCTATGTCTTCAGGCGGTAACAAATTAAATTCATCCTTGAATCTATCTATAAAGGTTATCAAGTCTTTTTCTGTGCCATCCATCATGATATTAATGGCATCTTTAATAGCTTTTCTGCATGGTGCAGGTGTCGAAGATTTAACTGCTTCGATCCCCATCATTTTAAGTTTTGGTTTGTTGTATCTTACACCTTCTGAGTCCCACACATTGAGCATGTATCTTTTCTTTGCTGTCCATATACCACTCGATGCAATGTTCTCACGTTTCATGATCATCTTCTGGTCATAGGCACTGACATACTCGGCCAGTTCTTCGTAAGAACTTTGAATATAAGGTTCAAGTTCCATTTCACTGATCTTGTTAAGGAACCCAACAACGCTCTCATCAGTTTTCTCTCTGCCCTTGTATACAGTCTCGACCAGAGGACCCATATTGAGGTAGATACTATCAGTATCACTAGCAATGACATAATCTTCTCCTTTAGTTTTTAATACCTTATTAAGGTATGTGTTCATTTTGTTTTCAATCCACCTAATGCTGAACTGACCACCATAGGTAATTGCTTCAGCATTACGTAAATTATAATATCTAAAGTATTGATTACCAATAGCACCATAGGCACTGTTCAATTGAATCTTACGTGCCATTTGGATGTTATTAAATTTACTGATATCCTTCTCTAATTTGGCAGATGGATTTCTTTCATACTGATCCTTTGCCTTAAGCATTTTTTTCTTATACAACGTGCGTTCATTGTATATTTTCTGCATGATCTCAGGTAAAAACCCATGTATATCCTTACGATATTGTGCACCATTAGGTGCTACACAATAATCACCATTTATTTTAACTGCTTTCGCGAGGAGTTTATCAACGGTAGCAGTCGGATGTCTTCGTTCAACGAGGGTTTCTGGGGAAATATTATATTGCATAATAAGATGAGGATAAAGACTATTGAGGTCAAAATTGACCACCCAATTATAGCGTCCTGGTATTGGTTCTTTGACATATGCACCTTCGTACTTTTCGTTCTTGTCTGATCGTTTTGATGGGGGGACAACTACACCTTTATCCTTGAGAAAATTATAGATGATAGTGTCCCACATTCTCACCTGATAATATACATCTCTTATGTTTACCTTAGCATCATATGCTAGAGCAATGGCAAGTTCTATCAACTTCATCTTATCCTCTAGACGAGACACAAGTTCCACGTCAACGATGTTGTAGTCAATAAATTTCTGCCAATCTTTTGTATAGAAATCTTTGAAGTTCTCGAACTCACTGTGATCTAATTTTTGTTGACCGAGTTCAACATTAGCAATATGATCTAAACGATATGATGCCTGATTAGTATAAGTAAATTTCTTGTATAGATCAAGGTAATCTACGACATTGATTCCATACATGTTGTACAATATTTGTTCACGACCTTTTATCTCCATCTCTTCTCTATGCACGATACCCCATGGAGACATCTGCTTCATTTCTTTCTCACCAAATAGACGTTCTAATCTACCACAAATATAAGGTACGTCATAAAGTTCTACATTCCACCCAGTGAGAATATCTGGGAAATTAGTAATCCAATAGTCAAGAAAACAACGGAGAAGATGTTCTTCACCGTCGCACAGTATATACTCAACGTCATCTCGATTGTTTGTATACGGTTTGGTACCCCATACTTTGATCTTACGGCTGATATAGTCTTGGACTGTAATGCTAAGAAGAGGTTGCGAGCATTCCTGCACGTTAGGAAAGCCATTTTCACATGCCACCTCGATATCAAGAGATGTAATTTTAATACCTTTAAGGTCGTAATCAACTTCCTTCGGAAACTCTTTCGATATGAATTGATAGAGATACCTGTCATAACCATGAACCTCGAAATTTTGTACATCAGCGTACTTCTCTCGAAAAGCACGTGCTTCTTTGATTGATTCAAACCTTATTGGTTTGGCATATCTACCATCAAGAGTTTTATGTTTAGTCTTTTTATCTGTGACAATAAAAAGTGTTGGAGAAAACTTAAACTTACGTTGAATACGTTGTCCATTCTCGTAACCAAGGTAAAGTAAGTTGTCTCCAACCATTTGTATGTTTGTGTAGAAACTCATTTAGTAACGATCTCGTATTTCTTTTTGATTTCGTTTGTTGGTTCTACTATTGTAGCAAGAGTTTCAGAATATAGCAACACGTCTGTGTCAGTTGTGTAACGTGGCCATGGTTCTAGTGTACCATCATCCTTTATCAGGTACGGATCCTGTAGGTGGCAATTCGGTTCCTCCTCCAGTTGTTCCACCTTCGATATCAGGTGTATCCCCGATCGTAGGATCACTACCATCACTTCCATCATCATCCTCCAATAATTTTTCTGCTTCTGCAAACAGTTCTTCCATGTCTAAATCATCACCACTGCCACCAGCAATAGCATCTTCATGAGCTTTGAAATTCTTTTCATAAACTTCTTCTTTAATAGCTTCCACATATTGTTCAGCAATAGAATCAAGAGGATCGTATGCTGTTAATACATGATGACCAGGTAAGTAAAAATTTTGATCCTTACTCAAAGGTGCCCATGGAAACCATGATACTTGATAACCTTTCTTTCTGTCAAGTATAATACCTTCTTCATCAGAAACAATATCTAATCTGAAAGGTTTATGTAACTTAAATCCTATAGCTTCTTTTGTCTCAGGATCTACAAGTTCTTGTGCATCACATATAACCTCTTCACCAGATTTCAATAACAAAAGTTTTACGGTCATGCTATATTGCCACCCATTTTTTGTACGTTGGTAATATATGTATCACGCAAACTAGGTACAGGTTCTAAAATACTTACAACCATGTTATGATTTACAGGTATCCTAGTTTCTGGTGAAAGAGGACACCATGGTGAGTAATGTACTTTAACTTCTGGATCTACAACTATACCTGTGCCATCCATATTAGGTTGAGAGTACTCAACTTTATATGGGTAGTTCATAATGTATGCTTGACGTTCGCCAGTCTCTTTATTAACTGCTTCTTGTAAATCGCAAATAACACTATCACCATTAAACAATACCATGATCTTGATTCGATCTGTATTGACTAATACTTGATTTTTAGGAGGAGTTACATTAATTGGTTCTTTCTTTTTTGCCATTCTTGCTAGCTCTTATATAAACATTATAAAGGAGGGGTCAACGTTTGTCAACCCCTCCTATGTAGGACTAGATAAAATCCTTTCTAGCGTGATGTTCTGGAACTATTTTTCCCAGTTTAACCACGAGCAATCCGTCTGTGAATTCGACTCCTCGTATTTCGGTATCATCTGAGAGTGACCAGACCCTAGAGAAGGATCTAGCGGCCACTCCTCTATGTCTAAAAGTTCTATCATCCTCCTGTTTTTCTTTTGTGCCTTCGACATATAATTTTCCAAACTCCGTAAAGACTTTGAGCTCATCTTTTTTGAAGCCTGCCAAGGCAACTTCCAACCGCGATTCCACATTGTTAATTTCAATTATGTTGTAGGGTGGGTAGTTTGATGTAGTGTCTACACCATCCCAGAAACGGTTGAGGTAATCGTCCATGCCTATGCTGTTTCTATTAATCTTCTCCATTAATTCTGGAAGATTTGCAGCATAATATCTTGCTAAATTAGTCATTTTAGTTCTCCTTAAATAAGCGAGTGTTAATTTGTGTACCCGAAGCGTACACTATTATTTAAGCACGAACTATAAAAATACGTTATGGTATAAACCGATACTATGAGTACGGTTAATCCTCTTTCTTCTTACCGATGTTATACTTACTCTCTAATGTCCAGTCTCCCTTCTCTTTATATGCAAGAACTTTGATCTGACTTAAAGGTGCAACATCAGTGATGACATCTGTAGTAGGTATAGAGATTAAGCCCCAATCACCTAGCAACTGTACTATGCGATTACGACGTTGTACATCATTAGTGCTTAAGTTTGCTTTCTTACCGTCCAAAGCAAATAGCTCTTTGAAATGCACAATATAATATCTTCCCTGTTTGTGTAGTATATGGCATGATTGATATAACTTCTTCTCCTTGCGAGATGCTACACCAATTCTTGTTAAAGTTTCTCTTACTTTTAAAAAGTCATCTGGTTCTTTGAGACCTACCTCAACCATTTGATCTGCAGACCACTTGACTTCCTCGGAGATAACACTCATTTTCTTCCTCCCATTTCATGTATTTGTTTTAAGGTTTCAATTTGAGATTTGGTTAGAAGAGATAATGCGACCTTCGCTTTCTCGTTACTATAGCCATAGTGTTTTTTGACCAGATCCAGATTATCAATCTGTTCCTTCTTCAACCAAGGAGAGAAACGCTTCCGTTTCCTTAATGTATATAGCAAGAAATTATACTGCATGTCCTTATCAATGTCAGGATGCATGTTCATCTCGTTCGCAAATAAGATACTATCAACAGTACCAGACAAACATCTATTAATGATGTAAGGAGGATAAGAAGATATCGCTGAAGGGTCATCAGCAATGAGATCTTTCTTACTGAAGTTGATAGAATTAAGCCAGTCTTTAAGTTCAATTTTCATCACCACACTCTGATAGGACCACGTACACCAGTGCCATGTTGATTTACCTCATAGATCATAGTCCTACCATCTTTTGTTTGACAGTGGATCTCTCCTCCATTGATTACAGCACTCTGTATGTTGCTACCAAACGTAGAGTATGCACCCCTACGAGTGTGATATAATTGTGCACTACCTGACGGGAGTACACGAACCCCCAAACTTCCCATAATTTGTTAATACTAATTCACGACGTTTATGTTGATCCTCCATGTAAGTACCTGTGGATCTCATTGTATAAGTATGATCAAAGTCATACTGACACCACTCTAAAAATCTCATAACGATATCAGGGTGGTCGTTATATGATATCATAACATTGCATAAGCAACTGTCAAATGTATCTGCAAACTTTGCATGATCGAACCCTCTATGCTTATCGCCTTTGTGGCCATAGAGTGCATCCTTGATATCATATGGTGGATCTGCATAGATGAACGTTAGCGTCTCGTCGGAAACGAGTTCTTCGTATGACAGATTGGTAATTTTCCATCTGGAGATGAGTTCGCTGTACTCTGGCAAGCGTTCGATCCCCCGATAGGAAAAGTTTGAATTGCTGGCTGCTTTTGAGAATGAACTGCTCTCAGTGAGACCAGAGAAAGAACACTTATTAATGATATAAAAATCAACTGCTCTATCTTCTTGACATCTTTTACTGTCATTTAAGTTCTCCTTTGATTTTAAAAATAATTCTCTTGCAGTATCTTCATCAGGATGAAAGTTCTTTGCCTTTATGAGTTCACTGTGAAGGTAGTCACCATTATCTCTTAACTGTACCCAGAAATTATATAATGGTTCATACAAATCATTGACCCAAATTGGCACCTCCTCAGGCAACCTCCTAGTCATCTCTATGGCCATGCTACCACCGCCTAGAAACGGTTCACGATACTCTGTAATTTCTCGACTAGGCAACCACTGCAATAACTTTGGAACTGCCCTAGATTTGCCACCAGGATACCTTAGAGGTGTCTTAAGTTTCATTCTTCAACACTCTCCAATTCTTGTATAGAATCTACTGGTACCTCCTGATCACCTATCATATACCAGTGCTGTGGCATACCAATACTATCTTTTCTAACACCTAAGTATGCGAGATCACTAAAGGAATGTTCTCTAAGCATTGCCTGTAATCTCCAGTGTATAAGTTCAGACTTCTTCATCAACTTCTAACCAGATAATATAATCATCAGGATCCAACTCAGTTAGATCTATGTGATCACGATGAAAATCACCTGTTGGGGGTGGAACTAAAGGTTCGTATGTACCTCTAGGTCTTGGGTACTGATCAATCAATGCTTCAACTGCTGTGTCGAACCATCTATTCATGGACTTTGCCATAGCACGATATGATGTACCAACATAAAGTTGACCACCTACGACAGCAACAGTTGCTGCACCCCAGAACATATAATAAAATCTAGATTTCATTTGTGCTCTGATCTTTTCACGTTTACTCATTAGTTTACTCATAATCATTTGAATTCACACTCCACCATAATTTCGGTTAGTGCTGCAAGTAGATTGATTTCCTGATCTGCAACGAATGCTGATTGGAATTGATACTTACCGATAATCAAAACCGCTTGAGGTATACTCTGTGGTTTAAGAGAATCATATAAGTTATCATATACTGTTCTCAGTATAGCATTGGGATCATTATCTAAATTACTATTGACCCACTTACGTGCAACAGAAAACTCTTTGTTCTTTAGTGAAGATACTAACTCACCAAGTTTGACGTTATTTAGTACCGCCAGAATGCCAGTGTCGATAGACCCCGTTGAAGCATACCTTTGGAGTTCGTTGAGTGTTCTTCTGAAGTCTGGGAAGTATTTCTGGACGACCTCAGCGACCACTGCATTATCAAATTGTACATCTTCTGCGGTAAGTATTCCACGACACCGTTCAAAAAATTGAGCAGCGATTTGTTGTTTGTCCTTTCCTCTGACATTACAATCAATAACAGTTGTTCTAGAATGAAGTGGTTCGATAATTTTGTTCTTAAAATTACAGGTAAAAATAAACCTACAATTCTTTTGGAACTCTTCGATAGATGCACGCAATAATAACTGCACATCATGTGTGGTGTTATCTGCTTCATCTATAATGATGACCTTATGCTTAGATGCTGAGGTCAACGATACAGTAGATGCAAATTGTTTAGCACTATTACGTACAGTGTCCAGAAAACGACCCTCATCTGATCCATTGATCATATAAGAATCAACTCCTATCTCATTACATAATGCTTTTGCAATCGTAGTCTTACCAATACCTGCAGTGCCACATAGGAGTAGGTTAGGAACCTCCCCCTTCTTAACAAAAGATTGGAATGTATCCTTTATATCTTTTGGTAAGATGCAATGCTCGATATGTGTTGGACGATACTTTTCGACCCAGAGAAAATCATCCTTCATACTTAGAATCAGGCTCCAATGCAATTAGGTACTCAAGATCTTTGTTTGCGTCTCTGAATAGAGATGCATTAGATCTACTAATAACAACTTCATAGTTACCTGGTAACAACTTAAGATTTTCTACTTTGAAATTAAAAGAGAAATTCTTATCTGTTCTTCCCACCTCAACAGCATAACTGTTAGAGGTATCATTCTTCTTGTCACGAACAACAAGTTTAATAGTAGAACCATCACCAACAACTGCTAGATCTTCAATCTGATAGATTGCAGCTGCCTTAATAACATTTGAAATATCACTCCATGCTACTGTAAAGCATACATCCTTACTAGGAAGTTCTACTCGATTCTCAGGAGGAGTAACAATAGTTGATGGATCAGCAAAGAAATACCTTGAGGAATTCTTTTTGTCTTTAATAATAACATAGTTGTCATTATCAAAACTAAACTCAGGATCATCAAATAAAGTAAGTCCAGATAAGAACTCACTTAAATCATAGATAGCAAAATTCTTTGGAAACTGTTCTTCTACTACTGCACGAGACAGAATGTTTTTCTGAATTGATAGAGTTGATAACTCTGTACCCTCCTTAAAACAAATTGATTGATTGATGTTAGAAAAATTCTTGAGGATATCAAGAGTACTTTTGGATAGTTTCATTTACTAAAATAATATAATAGTACACAGTAGTGCACCGCCTTTAGAATGTCATCCTGTGGACGACCTTTTTTATTGTATCTGCTTAGATACTTAATTGCATTAGATCTACAGAAAGCTTCTGCGTCTCCAATTGATTCGATGAAATCAAGTGTTTGAATGTTTGATCCTTCACTGGTATAGTGAGCAGAGTATGTACTTTCAATGTACTTCTTTGCCAGTTCTAGTGTTTGATCTTCTTCGTACTTACACTTTGACATAATAGGATAATCCTCATCAAGGGTTCCATCCATGACAGAACCCGCTAAACTCCATGCATTAATCATACCACATTATACCTCAAAGTCAACATCTGCGTCAACCTTGTCGTAAAGTTCTTGAAACGCTTGCTTTGTTTCTTCGTCAAAACGAGAGATACATGTAGTGATTGCCTTAGCACGATTACCAAAGATTTGGAATGCCTTGACGATGTGAACAAGTCTACGAGTAGAGATGATTTCATCTACACCACCGTCATAGAATGTTCTACGGATGATGTCTGCCCAATCAACAAGTCTCTTGTTGAACTCCTTGTCCTCAGATAGAAGGTCTAGCATCTTCTGCTCTGTAGCAGGTGTTGGATATGCCTGTTCAAAAGTAACAGGGAATCTCTCTAGGAATGCTTCGTTGAGAACGTTAGTACCTACGAACCTACCATCGTCAGAACCTTTACCCTTAGTGTTAGCAGTAGCGATAACAGTAAATCCTTTAGCAGGTTTTACATACTTACCGATCTTCTTAAGGAATACACCTTTACCTTCAAGTATAGATTGTAAACATAAAATCTTGTTAGATGCTAGGTCGATCTCATCAAGCAATAGAACTGCACCTCTTTGGAGTGCTTCTACTACAGGACCGTTGTGCCATACTGTGTTGCCATCAACAAGTCTGAAACCACCGATAAGGTCATCCTCATCTGTCTCGATAGAGATGTTTACTCTGATGAGTTCTCTACCTGTTTGTGCACATGCTTGTTCTACAGAGAATGTCTTACCATTACCTGATAGACCTGTGATGAATGCAGGATAGAAAATTTTAGATGCAATAATCTTTTTGACATCTGGAAAGTTTCCAAACTTAACGAAAGTCTCGTCAACTTGTGGGATAAGGTTTTGCTCTACAGTAGGTAGAACAGTAGGAGAAGCAATTGCCTTCTCTAGAATCTCTCTGCCTTCTTCGATAGTAAGGTTCCATGTACCTTTCTTCACT